TAAGGATGCTATTAAGAGAAGATATCTTGACGATCTTACTTCCATTTACTACTTTTTGCTTAGATATGAAAAGAAAGCAGTTAGGTATGATAAATACTGTATTGACTCTCTTATTCAAGCAAAAAAAATTATAGATAAATATAAGGATTAATAGAGGAGATAAGTAATGAAAGTAGAAAAAAAGAAGATGAGCTATGGAGATCTTGAAGAGCATGTTATTGATTGGTGCGTAGATAGAATACAAGATATGCGTGATACCATTGATGAAATAGAAGATGATCAAGACATTCCTAAAGAACTAAAAAATAATGTTTATTACGATCTTTCCAAAAGAATAGAACATATAGTTAATCTTATGGAACCATTACGACATGATAATGAAACGCTTGTTGAATGGTGCATTAGTTTTGTAAATGAATATGATGATTATCATAATTCATAACATAATATTGCAAACAAAATAAAATTTATCCTACACTATGACCAGATGTCATCTCGTTATAGATTATTTAGGAGAAATGAATGCTTTTCCCCCAACTTGGCCCTCAATATTACGATGAAAAGGATAAAGGTATATTGTCGCGTATGGAAGCGGCTTATGCCGAATCTATAACTATAAATCAAAGCTTCTGGGGTGAGGCGGATACCGATACACGTTTCGTAGCAGGTGATCAGACACTTTGGAATGATATATATGGAAATCTTCCTGCAAATCGTAGGCGACAATTCAATTTTAATAGAATACAGCGCATTATTAATATGATAGATGGACACCAGCGCAATAATAGGAAGTCTACTATTGTAACTGGGGTTGAAAATGCTGATAATGATACTGCTGATCAATTTAGTAAAGTATTGCTATGGGTTCATTCGCAAGAGGGGGTCCTAGAGACAATATCAGACTCTTTTAGGGGGAGTCTGATATCTGGTATGAACCTACTTCAGGTCTGGATGGATTATCGACAGGATCCTGTTAATGGAAATATTAAAGTTGATAACTGTTCATACAATAGCTTCCTCATTGATCCATTTTTCCGTAAAAAAGATTTATCCGACTGCAATTTCATTTGGAAACGATCATACTTAACAAAAAGAGAATGTGTTTCACTTATTCCCGATAAAGCAGAACAAATTGTTTCATTAGAGCCCCTATCTAATCGTGATGGCAAGTTTCAGTTTCAACCTGAAACGTATAATTATGGCATGAGAAATCTACTTTCTTATGATGAATATTATTATCGTGATTACAGAAATCAAAAGATGCTTGTTGATGCACAAACTGGCGAGACACAGGAGTGGCGCGGTCAGGATGAAGATAGATTAAAATTATTCTTAAAAAAGTATCCAAGCGTTAGCGTTATAGAAGCTGAGATCCCGACGGTTAAATTGGCCATAGTAGTTAATGGTAGAGTTATGTATGATAATCCACAACCTATGGGATTAGATAGATATCCATTTGTTCCCGTTATGGCTTATTATTATCCAGAACTTCCATATTTCCCATGGCGTATTCAAGGAGTAGCACGTGGTCTTCGAGACTCTCAATATCTTTATAATCGTCGTAAAGTTATTGAGCTTGATATTATGGAGTCACAGATAAATTCTGGTTGGATATATAAAGAAAATTCTTTAGTTAATCCAAAAGATGTCTTTTTATCTGGTCAAGGTCGTGGACTTGCTTTAAAAGATGATGCGCAAATGACTGATGTTCAGCAAGTTATTCCTCCTGCAATACCACCTTCCATGATGGAAATATCTAAGATGCTTGGACAAGAAATATCTGAGATCTCAGGAGTTAATGAAGAGTTGCTGGGATCTGCTACTGATGATAAAGCTGGTATATTATCTATGCTTAGACAAGGAGCAGGTTTAACAACATTGCAAATTCTATTCGATAACTTAGATTATGCTCAGAAGCAGATTGGTAAGATTATGATTGATCTTATACAAACAAATTTCACACCGGGTAAAATCAAAAAGATTTTAGAGGGAGAAGAACCAACACAACAATTTTACAATAAGGCGTTTGGAAAATATGATGCCGTTGTTGAAGAAGGTCTTAACACTACTACCCAGAAACAAATGCAATTTGCCCAACTCTTGCAGCTCAGAGAAGCCGGTATTCCTGTGCCGGATAACATATTACTTGAAGCCTCTACTATGCAAAACAAAAAACAACTCATAGAATCAATAGCACAAGAAAGACAACAGCAAATACAAATACAACAACAGCAACTACAAGTTCAAATGGAACTACAACAAGCGCAAACAGAACTTGCTCGCGCACGTGCAGTTGCTGATCAAGGTCTAGGATTAGAACGAGTAAGTCGCGTTGAAGAGAATCATGCTCTTGCAATAGAACGTAGAGCTCAAGCGGTTCGTGATGAAGATGCTGGATTGTTGGATAAAGTAAAAGCGTTAAAAGAAATTGAACATTTAGATATTGCACATTTAGAAAAATTGGTAGCATTATCTCAGGCGCTCAGAACTAATACTTCAGAAACGTCTGGCGGTAAAGCAGAAAGTAAAAAAAAGGGTATTGAGAGTTTACTTGCTTCGCAAATTAGTAATGAGCAAGCTCCACAAACTAGTATATAAAATATTGAAGATCATTTAAAACCTTGCTATAGTTCATAATATGAAAAATTTATTAGGATTTAAAAATGATTTTTTAGAAGTTATTTCTTATTATGGAGAGAGATATAGTGGAATTCATTATTGGAATTGTAAATGTAAATGTGACAATGTAATTACAAGGTCTACATATGAAATTTTATCTCTAAAGATAAAGTCATGTCGTAAGTGTTGCATTAAGAAAAATTATAAACATGGATATTTATCAAATAAAATTATTATAAAGCCTCATGGTTTATCAAATCGACATCCTCTATATCAGGCATGGAATAACATAAAGCAAAGATGTTATAATAAAAAATGTCCTGGTTATAAAAATTATGGTGCAAAAAATATTATTTTATTTGATGGATGGATAAATGATTTTAAGTCTTTTTATGATTGGTGTATTGAAAATGGATGGGAAAAAGGATTAGCAATAGATAGAATTGATCCATTTAAATCATATACACCTTATAATTGTCAATTTTTAACTAAGTCCAATAATAGTAAAAAAGCTATACAAGATCGTAAGAAAAAAAATATTAATTTATATTAATTTTTTATGGTATGGTATTTTTGTAGTTAGACGTTTTACCGTTGTCCTGCTACCTAAGGCGTCGGGACAGTTTCTATATCGAAGGAGCCAACCATGGCAAAAAAAAGACATCATCATAGCATGCATCATGAAAAACATGAGTCAATGCATAAACCATCACATCATTCTCGTTATAGAGAAGGGTATTATGATGGTCCTGAAATGCGTAGATCTCAAGAGATGCAAGATGCAGGAATGATTCGTGAGAATCCAGCAGCTATTGCTAATATGCCACAAGAAGTTATGATCAAGCCTTGGCCAGATGGCGGAAGCTATATGCCAGAACATCTTGATGATACTATCTCTGGAATCAATCGTCAGGTTGAGCTTGATGATAGCAAGCGAAATATGCATTTGGTCCCTAAAAAGGTCTAAAAAGGGTCTTATTATGGTAGATATGATTGAAATATTTCATGCTGCTGCAAGGGTCAAAAAACAAGATCCACGTCGGCATCAAGAACGAGTTGATTTTAATATGATCAGAGAAGATAAATCTGCAATGGCTAATCTTCCAACAAAAGCACAACATCATGAATTTCCTAAAGATGGCGGATATTTTTTGCCTGAATGGGATTAATTATGCCACAAATGCCAAGACTTAAAGGAAAAGGCGTCAAGATTGCCTATGCTATTCTTGGAATTCCTGGAAATTTGCAGAAAGAATCGCCAAGAAAGAATAAAGTCATAGAAAGAACTTTGATCTTTGACGAAACTTCTCGTGTTAAGTAAATTCTTCAAACACACATATCGACTGGGTATAGTTACAACCGCTATGCCCAGTTATAGTATGAGGATACAATGCCTATATTGAAAAAAAGCGCTCCTAAAAAAGCAAAAAGAAAAAGAATGAAAGAAGAAATGGAAAAGTTTAAAAAAGGTGAGCTTCATTCAGGAAGCAAAAAGGGCCCTAAAGTTACTAATCCTAAACAAGCCATTGCAATAGCTTTGTCTGAATCAGGACAATCAAAAAAGAAGAAAAAAGATAAGAAAGAAAAAAAAGAGCATGCAAAAAAGAAAGCTCACAAAAAGCCAATGAAAAAATGCATGTATAAAAGTAAGAAATAAATTCTCATCACTACTCTCCTTTTTATTTATTCCCGGCTCTACGTCTCCAAACGCGTAGAGCCCTTTTATTGTAATATTTTAATATTTTGGATATGTTCTAATTCATGGAAAAAAAAGAAACAATAGGATCAGTATCGTTACAATTATCAGAAAAGTCTCTTGAGACTAATTCAGCCATCGAACAGATGCAGGAACAACTTTCTGAATATGATAAAAGCCTTTTTGAATGCATAGAAAATTCAAAAAACAAATATCCTGGTACATTTTACGTAGTAGTAATTACAAAAAGAGAACGGTTAATGCCGAATGTTTTTAGGCAATATTTCTTTTCTCGGCATACTTGTCCTTCTCCAGATTGGGATCAGGCAGTGTATAGATGGAGTAAGGGAGATAAGATTGATTTCTTATGGGTAATTCCTGCTAAAACTACTTGCGAAGAGATGCTTTTGAATAAATCATTAGTTCCTGAAGATCAACGTCATCTTATGATGTCAGTTCAATCGTTATATGATGGCAGTTTATTAAGAGCAGCAAAAAAATTAAATAATGAGAAGGAAGAATATGAGCTTCGAAATTAAATATGATAATGAAGGGCAACCAATAAGATCTCCAATGCCACAATTTTCTGAGACTGAAGTACAAACAGCTCCTGAAGTAGAACAAGTCGTCGATAATTTGTCGGCAACTGAAGTACCAGAAGATAATAGTGTAACTGTCGACAATGTGTCGGCAGATGAAAAATCTGATAACGCTTCTGTCAGAAAATCTACGCCGCAAGAGTCATGGAGAATACTCAGAGAAAAGGCTGAAAAGGCTGAACAAAGAGCTCAAGAATTAGAAAGAGTTATAGCGCAATCTTATAGAAGAGAAAAAAAAGAGCATATACCTGAAGAGCGAGTACATGAAGAAGATCTATCAATTAACCTTGAAGATGATTCTTTAGTCGAAGGTAAGCATCTGAGTAAAGTAGATAAGAAAATACGTAAACTAGAGCAGAAATTAGCTCAATATGAGCAGAATGCAAATCTATCGTCTGCTGAATTAAGACTCAAATCTCAATATCCTGATTTTGATCAAGTTGTCTCTGAAGAAAATCTTGCTAACTTAAAAGCTACATATCCTGAAATTGCTCATACTATCAATACTTCTACCGATCTCTATTCTAAGGCTGTATCTGCATACACAATGATTAAGAAATTAAATATAGGTGATGATTCTTATATTGTAGAGCAACAAATGGCAAAGAAAAATTCTGTTAAGCCAAAGTCGCTTGCTAGTATTTCCCCTGCGCAAAGTGATAGTCCATTATCAAAGGCAAACGCTTTTGCAAACGGGGTTTTAACTGATGAGCTTAAAGCATCTATGTTAAAAGAGATGAACGCATATAGAAATAGATAAAAAAATAAGTTATTATAAGTTGATTTTAATTTTGACTTTTACATGACTGGAAAGTATATGTTTCTTCACGGTTTACATATACTTTCCATGAGAATCACTGTTACTAGGGTACTACTTGAACGCATACATTTAGTACCCTAGTAAGCCAAGCTTACTTTTAGGGTGTGAGGAAGTTGTCTAGCGGCGCTTCCTCATTTATTTTTTTTATTATATAGTCTTTTTAGCGTAATTCAGGAATTCGCTATTCCTAAAAAACCTATCGAACGCAAATCGGATTCGTTCACCGAATGACGTAATGTCTGCCTCGTCAGCTGTGTTAATAAAATAATTATTACACGGAGAAAAGTTATGGCAATAACCACAACTTCTACGTTGCCTGCACCAGTTCAGCAAAGTTTCAGTTATAAACTTCTGAGCGTGCCGGTACCAAATATGATCCACAAGATTCCGGCAATGAAAAAAAACATGCCAAGGAACGGTGGTACAACTTTACGTATGAGAAGATATAATCCTCTCAATACAGCTATGGTTCCATTGGGAAATAGCGGTATTACTCCCCCTGCACAAAATTTAACTGCAGTTGATATCGACGCGGTGATTTCATTTTACGGTAAAGGTGCCGTAACAGTTCATTGACAATGACCTATGTTCAATTGAACGAGCAGGTTAATAAATAGTGATCTTTGAAATTTCTTGGTTTTGAGGCAATAGCCTGCTTTAAATCCGCTCTAATTGACTTGGAAGCCCTAACGTAAAGTCGAGGGTGACAGGGGCGAAGATATCAGCCTAACTTGTTTAATTCTTTACATTGTAACCAAAGTTCTTTTCTTTTATTAAGGACTTCATTTGTAACATTCCATCCAGTTTTACCTACGGTTTCTCTGTATTGTTTAACAATTAAAGCTTGTTGTTTTTTTATGAATAAATATGGAATAAGTTGATCTAATGTTTTTTCCAAATTTTCTCCAAAAATATGCCATCTATAGCATATTTTTCTTTTTTCAATTTTCTTTCGTTGATTATAGGATCCTCCAAAAAAATGTAATAAAAGTTCCATAAGATTTTTATTGGTATTTATTACAGTAAGTCTACAGACATAATAAGATTTGGGACGACCTTTCGTAGGAGATAAATGTTCTATTCCAATAGATCCTTCTCCATCAATTATTCCAGCTAAGTAGCTTAATTTAGCTATTTTTTCTACAGTATTTGTATCTAATTTAAAATTCATAAAACTCCTATTTATTGTACGCATTTACCATAAATAGTATATCACGCTGAGAGACTAAAGCGAGTGGAAATCGAAAGATTAAGCGATAGTCCGAACTTACGAGGAAACCGTAAGAGATAAACAGAAATGCTTTGTCCCCCATATGGGAGTAACAAATTGTACCCTACAAAATCAAGATCCTGTTCTTAATGAGTGTGCTGCTCGTCTTGGCGTGTCACTTCGTCAAACAGAAGATCAATTGACTCGTGATATGCTTGCCGCAACTGCTTCATTTATCAATTGTGTTGGCGGCCAAAATGGTGATAATCCAACTGAAATTACACGTTCAGATGTTGATGCCATTGTAAGAGCTTTATTGAATAATAATGCTTATACAATTATGGATAACATTGAAGGTGAAGATAAGTTTGGTACAGCGCCAGTTCGTGATGCTTACTTTGCATTATGCTCAACACAATTAACTGGTAATTTGGATGCTGTTGCAGGATTTATTCAAAAGAACCAATATCCATCTCCAATGAATGCATTGCGTTCAGAGTGGGGATCAATCGGAAATTTGAGATTCTTAATCTCTAGTATTGGTTCATTTATTCCTAATTCTTCTTCATCAGGACAGAACGTATACAATATCTTCTGTGTTGGTATGGAAGCATATGCATGTATTGAGCAAGATGGATATAGCGCAAGCTTTATTTACAGACCACCAATCTATGATGGTCCATTAGCGCTTAATGCGAGTGTTGGATATAAGTTCGCAGAAGTTCCACGCATAACCAATGACTTGTGGGTGTTGAACCTACGAGCTACATTAGCATAAGGAGATAACAATGGACGGAACTATTCTTAGTCAAGGCTCATTTGTTGCTTCTTCTGTTGGATTATCTAACCCTAATCCAGGAAATGCTGAAGTAGGACAATCTAATGCCGCTTATATTCAAATACCATCCAATGCTGATTGGATGATTGTTCGTAATGTAACTCAATCAGGAACAGCAGGAACAAGCGGTGCATATTTTAATGGTGTTGCAAATGCTTATCCTGGTGTAGAGTATTATTGGCAACGAGGCATGCCAGTAGGCGCTGCGATTGTTAAGTATTATGGAAATGGATCTGCTGTTATAAATGGCGATACTTTTGCAGCTGGTGGTGGATTTACTTTATATGATCCATCTGGACAAAGTGGTTCATATGCAGCTCCTAATGTGAGCAATCCTGTTGCAACTACTGCAACTACTAATGCTACAAGACCAGTTGTGTCTACCGGTAATACAGCAGGTTTATTTGTCGGCGCTGTAGTAAGATTGAATTCTACTGCACAAACTGACGTTAATGGTGTTGATATGGTTGTGAGCGCTGTTACGGCAAATACAAGTTTCGAACTTTTATTTGCTTCTAACGCACTTGCGACAGCGCCTGGCGTCATTGGTGGAGCTGGTTTCTATCGTATTGTTAATACACAGCCGTTATATTATCCTCGCAATAGATATGTTACCAACGTTAGTCAAGCTTCTAACGCTGTTGTAAGCACTTCTGTAGCGCATGGTATGACTCCAGGTCAAGAAATTCGTTTCAATATTCCTGGTGTTGGAGCTGCTAATTCAGGCATGGTCCAATTAAATGGTCTTAGTGCGATTATTCAATCTGTTGTTGATGATTACTCATTTGTTATCAATGTTAATACATCTTCATTCAGTGCGTTTGTATGGCCTACTGCTGCGCAAACTCCATGTTCATTCCCAATCATGATTCCATTTGGCGAAGATACAGCAACTGCTCTATCAAGCAATTTGGCGCAAGTACCGTCTGTTGGTGGTGTTCAAATCTTTGGATCCCAATCAGGAATTCTTGCCGATGCAACCGTTAATACCGGTTATCTTGGTATGATTCTTGGTAATGGTGGCGTAGGAACAATTCTAACTACACCGGTTTTAGGTCCTTCTGGATCTATCTCTTGGTCTGCTGGAAACGTTGCTACCGGGGATTTAATGTTCTGGGTTGCAGGTAAGTCATCTTACGGCGGATTATAATATAGTAATAATAAGGGGAGAAGCGCTTCTCCCCGCTCTCTATAGAAAGGATAAAAATGTCAGATGTCACAGTACACGATACGACCAATGCGCAAGTA